AAGGGGATGGAGAGCGAAGAACAGTAGCAGCTAATTTAAATGTTTGGAGGATAGCAGATGACGGAACAAAGCACTGAAGAAACACCTGTAGTCACAATCTTTGGCGAAGAGTACAAGATAGAAGATCTTAAGCCAGAGGAGCACCGTCAGATTGCTAGACTACAGAATCTCAAAGCAAGGTTTGAAAATACGATGAATCAAATAGCTGGTTTGCAGGAGGATGCCCATGACCTTCAACTCGCGATTGCTAAAAGAGAAATGGATCTCAAAAACTCTGTTAAAGCTGTTGAGGAAGAAAAAGAGGTTGTGCAGTAATGGATCTTATGGAAGTTTGGACGCTTGTTACTACGATTGTCACTATAGCAAGTGCAGTGACGGCTGCTACGCCAACACCTAAAGATGATGCTTTCATGGGTAAGTATATTTACCCAATCATAGAGTATATGTCGTTAACGATAGGTAAGGCCAAGCAACAAGCTTCTACTGAGAAGTAATGGACGAAGGGCTTAAAAAAGCTATGGATATAGACCAAGCTAGAGAAGCCTTACAGGAAATACACGCACATGAGCGAGAGTGTGCTCTGCGGTATGAAAGGATTGAAGAGAGACTAACCGATGGGTCAAGACGATTTGATCGCATCGAGCGAATGTTATGGGGCGTAATTATTTTAATTATAGGGAGCCTTTTGGTTCCCCAGTTTTTAGGAGTTTAACATGAGCGATGGTAACTCAATTAAAGTACCGACATGGGCATTGCCTATTGGAGCGGCTGCATTATCTGGTGCAATAGCATGGGGTTCTATGCAAGCGCAAGCAGCAGCAACTAGTTCGGAGGTGGCTCGAATCGAGCAGGTGGTAAAGGAAACAGCGGAGAAGGCAGTAGCCAACGGGCAACTGTCGGCAGTCAATCAGACGCAGATCAAAGCGGTGGTGGACAGCCTGAGTCAACAGCAGGAGACTCTGAAGTCAACGGACGAGAAGTTGGCTCAGTTGATTCAGATAATGCTACAGAAGCAGTAAGACTAGATTACGACCCCGAAAACCCTGATCGTTTTTGCGACTTAAGAGAGTGGAATAAACTAAAACTCGTAAATCCCCCGGCAAAACGCCACGAGGTCGCAAAGGATTGGTTGAAGTTTAATTACCAACAGTGTGGTTATGGGGCGATGATTTACGTGAGAAACTCCATGCCAAGAGTGTTAGGCACAGCCCATCAAGTTGATGTAGATGTGCTGACATGGGAGCTTGTTGCACCTCAAGCAGAAAGAACCCAAGCAATAAAGAAGAAACGCAGATTATGACACTGATGATTTTTGTATTAGTGCTGCTTACGCCGGGGGGAGTACGAACTGGTACAGAGTTATATTTTCAAGAACTGACTAGCTGCCTCGAATATCGCGATGCGCTGGTTCATCAAAGCGTTCATACTCATAACTGGTTACGTAGTAAAACCAACAAGTTCGATGGTTTTTGTGAGGTGCGTCTAATCCCTTCGTCAGAGGCTGGTAAGGGTAAATATATTTTTAGAGATCCTGTTAGGAAGAAAGAAGATGAGTGAAGTACCTCCATTTCCAAACAGTGTTAACGCCCCACAACCTGCGCCTAAGCACCACATACAGAAGATTGATACGGAACGTATGCAAGGCAAAGAAATAAATGCCAAGCAGGAAGTTATTACCACGATATACGATGCTAAGGTATACACTTACAAGGGTGGGCAGCTTAGTTACACAACCCCCAAGGTTACTGGTCAACATATTTTGGTGACTGTATGAAAGCTAAAGAAGTTTATAACTATAAATGCACTCTCGTTAAGGTTGTTGACGGAGACACTATCGACATAGATTTGGACCTTGGTTTTGATGTTTGGTTACGTAATCAAAGAGTTAGGCTGTACGGCATAGATACACCTGAGTCCCGTACTCGTAACAAAGAAGAGAAAGTTTTAGGTCTTGCTGCTAAACAATTTCTGACAGAACAGTGTCGTAACACATTTACTATTGCTTCTATGGGTCGAGGAAAGTTTGGCAGAATACTTGGTATTGTTTATTCTGAGACAGGTATTGATATCTGCAAACTAATGATTAAGACAGGTCACGCCGTAGAGTATTACGGCGGCAAGAAGACAAAGGTGTGGGCATGAGCATAGTATCGCAACTTGTTGGACCCGTAACTGGTCTGCTTGATAAGTTCATCGAGGATAAAGACCAAAAGGCTGCTCTTGCACACGAGATAGCTACGATGTCTGAGAAACACGCTCACGAGGCATTGAAAGGCCAGTTAGAGGTAAACAAGGTAGAAGCAGCGCATCATAGTGTGTTTGTGTCCGGGTGGCGTCCCTGTATCGGTTGGGTGTGTGCGTTAGGTCTTTTCTATAACGTAATACTAGCAAACATATTAGGTATATGGGTTGATGTGCCAGAAGTAGATACTACGTTACTTGTCCCTGTTATGATGGGAATGTTGGGTATCGGAGCCATGAGAAGCTACGAGAAGGTCAAAGGCGTAAGCAGAGAAAAATGAGTCAGTTTAAATATTTTAAATTAGAAGACTTTGACTGTCAGGAAACTGGTGAGAACGAGATGTCCACTGAGTTCATAGAACGACTCGATGGTTTACGTAGTGTGTGCGGGTTTCCGTTTATTGTTACTTCTGGTTACAGATCTCCTAGTCATAGTATAGAAGCTAGGAAAGAAAAGCCCGGTCAACACGCTCAAGGCATCGCTGCTGATATAAAAGTAGTGGGCGGTGCTCAGAGAAGGCTGTTAGTTGAAAAAGCTCTTCAGATGGGATTTACGGGGGTAGGAGTAGATAAGAACTTTATCCACGTTGATGTACGCACAACAACTCCTGTGCTCTGGGTGTACTGATGCCGTTACAGAAGTTTGTATTTAAGCCGGGGGTAGATAGAGAGAATACCCGCTACACAAGCGAAGGCGGCTGGTACGAATGTGACAAAATAAGATTCCGTGCAGGTATGCCGGAAAAGATAGGTGGGTGGAACCGCATATCTACTAGTTCGTTTCTAGGTATCGCTAGATCCTTGTTTTCTTGGGTTACTTTGGGTAGCCAAAAGCTGTTAGGTATAGGCACTCATTTAAAGTTCTATATAGAACAGGGTGGAACGTATTATGACATTACACCTATACGAGCCACCGTATCGCTTACTGATCCGTTTGCTACAGTGAGTGGATCTACCACTGTAACGGTAACTGATGCTGCGGGCGGGTACATAGATAATGACTTTGTAACATTTAGCGGTGCTTCTGCTGTAGGTGGGCTTACTCTTAACGGCGAGTTTCAGATAACATATTTAACAGGAAACACTTACACCATAACAGCAAGTGAAGCTGCAAGTTCTACAGCTACAGGCGGTGGGTCTGTATCTGCTGCATATCAAGTAAACACTGGCCCTGCTGTCGCAGAGGCGTTGGTGGGCTGGGGTGCTGCTGGTTGGGGTCTTGGTACGTGGGGTGTGGGTGTAACATCTACTGACGCATTACGTTTATGGACCCAATCTAACTTTGGTGAAGATCTTATCTTTGCTGCCCGTGGAGGTAATTTATTTTTTTGGGATGCTACTGACGCACTGACAACTCGTGGTGTGTTGCTATCTAGCGAGTCTGGCGCATCCAACGTACCTGTTAAAGTGAACACCGTGCTTGTATCAGACAACCGATTTGTATTTTGTTTTGGTACTAATGTGCTTGGCAGCACAGATATAGACCCCATGCTGTTACGCTGGTCTGACCAAGAGAATGCAGTCAACTGGACACCCTCATCTACTAATCAAGCAGGTGATCTTAGGCTCTCCAAAGGTTCTGAAATAATAACCGCCGTGCAAGGCCGACAGGAAATACTGGTTTGGACTGATTCTGCGTTGTATGCGTTACAGTACGTGGGTGCTCCTGCGGTATGGTCATCACAAACAGTTGGAGAAAATCTGTCTATCGCCTCTACGAGAGCCGTAGCGTATGCAAATGGCGTGGCCTACTGGATGGGTGTAGGGGGTTTTTACAGGTATGACGGTAGGGTGCAGACACTACCTTGTACGGTCAAACGCTATATATTTAACGATTTTAATACAGAGCAATACGATCAAGTGTTTGCAGGTACTAACGAAGCATTTAGTGAGATATGGTGGTTCTATTGTCCGTCTGGATCTACCACTGCCAGTAGGTACGTTATATATAACTATGCACAGAACATTTGGTATTACGGCAATATTAGTCGATCTGCGTGGATAGACTCTGGTATACGAGACTTTCCGTTAGCTGCTACTTATAACAACAATATAGTCAACCATGAGGATGGCATAGACGATAACGAAACAGGCACTAATGCAGGTATTAGTTCGTTTATTACTTCAGCACAGTTTGACCTAGATGACGGCCACAAGTTTGCGTTTATACAAAAGG